TGATTATACAGCGCCTTTGCAGATGCATCCGCTTGTGAAGCCGTTTTGCCAAACAACGAGTTGATAAACACGGACACAACGGCAGTCAATTTGGCAAGCCACGCCAAAAGCGTTCGAATTGCCGGCAAAATATAGTTGTAGATTGGTGCAAAAGCGGAAATCAGATTACCCCTGATCTGCGCCAAAGATGTTGACATTTGTTTGTCTGCGCCGATTGTGCTAAGCAGCATTTTGCGCATCGTACGCAGCGCTTTGGTAATCATGGTGAAAATGAAGACGCGCTTTGCTAAGCCAGCAATTCGTTTGGTGAATTTCTTGAATTGTTCTGACACATTCTGCGTCGTCAAAGCTGCAAGACGCTGCTTTCCCACATATTCGCTTACGGCAGCACTGGCTTTTTCCTGCGCGATCTGGCTGCTTTCCAGATTAATCTGCGCCATTTTCAGCTGCTGCGTCGTTTTCTGGATTGCATCGCCGGTTTCCTGCGATACTGTCCCGGTGCTTCTGGTTTTCTTTTCGTTTTCGGCAACAGCCTGCAGTTCTTCCAGCTGCTGACGCAGCGCGGCTACCTTCTGTGCGGCCTTGTCCACATTGTTCGCAGCCTTTTTCGCGTTGTTTTCCAGCTTCGCAAGGCCAGCGTCAAACTGGCCACTGTTTATCGTTGTATCAAATACCAGATCGCCGACAACATCAGCCATCGCGCACACCCCCTGTCATCAGCTGCCGGATGAATGCATCTTCGTCGTCGGTCAGATGCGCCGACTTGAAATCAATCAATTCCCGGTTTTCGTCGTAGTATTCGCGTTCCCACTTTTCCAGCTTCTTGTGCTTGCGTAGCTTTCGCCGGATGTCCAGGATCGTGGAAAACGTGCAGTCACCGATCTCCATATAATATCCGATGAACGTCCACCAGTGCATATACGGCAGCGCGCGCACGTCCTGCCCGGCCACGCGGTTGATCGGCGCAATGATCATCGGGAAATCCTGCTCCCAGTCCATCTGCTTCGGCTGTTGCCGCTGGTCGCCGCGGTCCACACCGCCGTCTAAAAACCACAGCATGAATTTCACCGCGGCGGCCATGTCCGTGATCTGATCCCAGTCCGGGTAAAAGATCTTGACCGCCACTTCGGCGCGATCCTGATCTGTCAGATCCGGGTCATTCAACGCGGCGCAGATGTCCAGAATTTCACGAAAGTCGCTGCGGATACGAAAACGCCGGCCGCCGATACATGCTGCCTTCGGCAGGCCGGTATTCATGATCTGCGCTTCTTCCTTCGCTGACCGCCGCCGTTGTATTTATCCAGGTATTTCGCCTGACGCTTCTGCGCGGCAGCGGTCGCAACGTCCATCTCGCGCCGGATCTGGCGCGAAACCGCTTCCAGGAACGAAATGATTTGCAGGGAACCGGACGGCGTGAGCGAAACGCAGTAGGCTTTGCCGAACACTGTATCGCAGACGGGCGAAGGGAACGCCGCGTCCACCTGCTCGCGTGCGTATGCGTCCAGTTCGCGGATCGTCGTGCGGGCGTCCGTATCGCTTTCCTGCGTGCCCATTTCGTCGGCTTTGGCCTTGATCGCCATCGCTGCCGCTTCCAGCCGGTCGATGATACCGATGTCGTTCGGGTCAAAATAGATCTTCCGGTTTGCGTCGCCGTTAATGGTGAACGCTTTCAGGCCGGTTTCAAATGAAATGTTATTGCTCACGCCGTCACCCCCTTATGCCGTCGCCTTCGTGAACGTGGCCACACCGTCGGCAATGGCCGCCGTGCCGACCGTGCGCGTGCCGCCGTAGGTCACGTCAAACGGCATGTCCACCGTCTTGTCGCCGCCCAGCGACTTCACTTCAATCGCGCAGCCGCTATAGCGTTCGGCGAACATCGCCGTGTCCTTCGTGCCGGCATAGCAGTGCACGATCATCATATCCTGTTCGGCCAGCGCCGCAACGTCCTGATCCTTAATCGCCAGCTGCCACAGCTTCGTCAGCGCGGTCTCGCCGGCGTCCAGATTGCACGGGTCAAAGGTCTGCGTGATGGTCGGCGCGGACATGGTGGTAAACGTGTTGCCCAGGATGTCCTGCGTGGTCTCCTTGTTCCAGTCATATTCCTGGCTGCTGTCTTCCACGCGCTTGCCGACGATCGACCAAACCGGCGCGGAAGACGTTCCGGTATTCAGGAAGGCCATCAGCAGTTTGCGGGCAATCGTCTGGCCCGCGGTTGTGTTAAAAGTCGTACTTTCAGGCATAATGCATCACCTTTCAAAATTGTTGTCGTACCGCATCGATAGGGACACGGCCCAGTCTTCCACACCGTCGGCATAGCTCCCGGTCAAATAGGCCGCCGACACCTGTACAAATGCAGTGATCGTCCGGCCATCGCCGATGTCTGGCCACGCGGCAAGCGTGTGCTGCTGGCCGTCCGCCGTGATCGGCTGTTTTTCCAGCCAGCGCGCCAGTTTGTCCAGCCAGCCCTTGATGTGGATGCGGTCAGTTTCCGACTGCGGCACGGCGCGATATACCACCTGAAACGCATAGTTGCATTTCTGGTACACACCGCCCATGATGTCGGTCGTTTCGCTGATCACCGTCGCCGCAGCGGACGGATAGATCCCGACGCCAGACTTGTCACCCAGTTCGCCGAACCGGATTTCACGCGCGCCGATGGCAGGGAAGTCATTCAGCAAGTCGCTCAGGATCGTTGAAAAATCTTTTGTGTCAACCATTTGATTCCCCCAGGATGATCCGCTTGCACTCCGCGGCCCATTCCTTGCCGTGTTCGTTTTGCGTGACTTCCGCCCAGCGCGGCACGCCGGTCGCAAACCGCAGGTCGCGGTCGGCTACAACTTTCACAGCGCCCTTACGCGCCCACGGCGAACCGGTTTCCGGGTCGACCATGACCTTGCCCATATACAGATACCGCGCATATGGGCCTGGGAACACAACCTGCCAGCCACCTTCTGTGACGTATGAACGCTGCTGCAGGCTGCCGGTTTTCAGCGGCATATACAGCTTGCTGTCCGCAAGCACCTGCTGTCCAAGCCATTCCTGTGCCTTGGCGAATCGTGGACCGTATTTTGAGAACCGAAGATTTACCTGGACGCGCCCTTTGACATAGCTGACGTCCTTATAGTGCTTGATGCCGCTCATGATGCTGTCACCTCGAAGTGCGCAATCAGCGGAAACCACGCGCAGGATGTGATGCGGTGGCACTCTGTTACTTTGCACAGCACATCGTATTCCGCCCAGTCGTGCTCGCCGCGGCAGAAATAATCGCCTGGCTGAAACGCAATCATGCCGCTGCGGTCATCCGCCGCCTGGTACACTTCCGGCGTCGCATAGGTCAGCGCGTCAATGGACGCTTTCGGTACAAGCAGCAGCACATAGTGCCCAGGCACGTCGCCGGTCGTACTTGGCGTCATAGCGGTTTTTGCTTCCACCTTGACGCCCGCCAGCACATGCCGCACCCATGTATCAGCCTGACCGCGTGCGCCGCGCACGCGCGAAAAGAGCGTGATCGTATCGCTATGCAGCAGCATCAGCACGTCACCCCCGCGTACAGCACAAGGACGCCATCCACGGCCACGCCGGAAAGCCAACGCCGGAGCAAGTCAAACACCAGCTCGTCACGTGCCGCCGAAGTCTTCGCGGCGGTCGTGTAGCAGCTGTCAGCCGCTTTATATGTGATCGATTCGCTGCCGGACGACACCGACGCCACAGGGCCGGCGGTTTTTACGCCGCCGACATCTGCGGTTTCAGCCGCGCTGTCACGCGCCTGGTCAATGCGGTAAAGGCATTCGGCCAGTTCGCACGCGCAGTCCTGCAGCTTTTCGGCGTCGATCGTGGATTCCGGCAGCGTGCCGCCGAAGCGGTCAAACGTAAAGCGGTCGATTTCCCGCGACGCCGCTCGCAGATAGCGGGCAGCAGTCACTTCGTCGCGGAAAGGGGACAGATCGTCACCGTACCGCTTTACGTATGTGTCAAAATCCGCGTACACCGTGATTCACCTGCCAATCACGCGCTTGCGTAGGACTTCACGTGCACCTGCGCAGCGTCCAGAACACGCAGGGCGGCGTTTTCCTCGACCTGCGCCTTCGTACCGGCAAACAGCTCAGAATCGACCATGCGGACGATGCTGAAGTTATCGCCGACGCCGAAAGCGTTCGGGTCGTACATGATGAATTCCACCTTCGCAAGGTTCGCCGCCGTAACGCTGGCCTTCGTACCGCCGTGCGGATAGTAGGCAAGATCAGCAGACGACGCGAAGCCGTTGACTTCGATCCAGGTGAAGCCCATGAAGCTGCCGACCTGCCCGCCGGCAGCGGCGGCAAGCAGCATTTCGTTGGACGTCGGGGTGTACTTCTCACCGGCGAACTCCAGCATCGTCGCGAAGAAGTCCGGGCTGCAAAGCACGATGGTGGGGTTGGCTTTCGCCTTGACCATGGCTTTGCGTTCAGCCAGCACCTGCGCCTTGAAGTTGGCCGCAGTGGTCTTCGTGGTGTTGGTGGACGCCGTACCCTCGGAGATCAGGCAGGCAAGCGCGCACTGGTTCTTTGCCTCCGCGACTTCACGGGTGGCAAGAGCCAGATGCTCCTCGGCAATCGGGAACGCCACAGCGGCCGCCTGCACGCCGTAGATCTTCTTCGACGCCTGCAGGTTGTTGTTGAAAACGGCCTGAACCAGCGTGTCAGCGGCGGCGGTGTCCGTGAAGTCACGGCCGGGCGTACCGACAGACGCTGCGGTGGAGGTCAGCTTGTGCCAGTAGCAGCCACCGGCGCCGTCGACCATCACGTCCTGATAGGTCACGCCAGGCACAAGCCAGGTCTTATAAAACAGGTTGGGAAGAACAGTTGCCTTGTACTGTTCATCGACATACATGGATCCATACTGGATAGACATAGATCATCATTTCCTTTCGTAGTCTTAGCCCCTGAAAAACGGGTTGTTTTTGTATTTCTGGGCTACGTATTCTTTTGCGCCCCCCGCCGGCGGCACCATGCCGCTGTGATCGGACGAGAAGCGCGCCTTGCTGGCGGGATCGGCCACAAGGATGCCGGGGATCTCCTTGCCGTTCTGATCGGTGACAAGGCCGGTAAACAGGTCGTCGATCGACTTGCCGCGCGCATCGTCAGACCCCAGTGCTGTCACCAGCTTGTCCGTGATGCTTTCGCGCGTGATGTCGTTGACGAAATGCTTGCCCGACAGGAACGTGTCCACCGTACTGCGCAGCTTCACGGCAGCGGCGTCCTTCTTGCGGTTGTCCCGCTCGGTCTGCAGGTCATTGGTCAAGGTCGTAATCTGACCTTTCAGCGCTGCGACATCCACGCCGTCAAAGGCGGCAAGCTTGCCCTGCACGTCTTTCAGCGATGTGTCCAGCGCGTCGTGGCGTTCCTGCAATTTGGTGAATTCCGCCACGGTCTTGTAGTTCTCGGCGACGGCTTTGCGCAGATCCGCCGCCTTTCCTTCCGGAATCGTGATACCGAAGTCGGAAAGAATGGTCTCGATGTTCTTCATGCGTAATCCTCCTGAACGTGATTTTTAACAGCCCGTCGACTGTGTGGATTGAGCCGGATGAACCACCGGCGGGGTCGTGTGATATGGC